AAGAAAAATTATGAAACATGAAAATTATGGAACTCCTTTTGAACACGCAGGGGCGACCGTAAAAGTAAAAGCTCCGATATTTGTATTTAGGCAATGGTTTAGACATAGAATAGGCTTTTCTTACAATGAGATAAGTGGAAGATACGTCAACACAGAGTCAGAATGGTATATCCCGAACACCTTTCCTGAAGAAATGAGAAAAATTCAAAAATCTTATTCAAAAAGTTATGAAAATTATATTGATCTTATGAATTCTGGGGTAAAAAGAGAACAAGCAAGAGCCATTTTAGGAACTGGAATGTATTCAACAGCTTACATTTCAGCAAATTTGAGAGCATGGATGCATTTCTTAGAGTTAAGAACAGACAAACACGCACAAGAAGAAATTAGAAAATACGCAAATGGTGTAAAACATATTCTTCGAGAAAAATTTCCGAATGTTATAGAGGAGTGGGAAAGTTGATATTTATAGATAGAGATTTATCTTTTATACAAGATATGGATAAAGATGCTTTATCTATTTTGGCAGCAGAAGAAGGAATATTGACAGATGAAATGGATAAACAAGGAATCTATCTTGATGATAATTTTAATGTCATAAACGGAAAAATAGATTATAAAAATGTTAAAAAACTCAAACATCATTTAGCACGCGAAGCTGGAATGACAATAGATAATTTTAATGTTTTTTTAAATTTTATAAAACATAATTTAAAAACAAAAGGTGTTAAAAAACAAGTATTTCTTACAAAAGAAGAAGTTAAATATTTAAAGTTAATCTTAACAAAAAGATATAATGAAAAAGGTGTTCTTAAGGTCATGAAACCAAAAGAGGCGTGGGAGTTTTTAAAAAATCACACGAGACTTTTAGATATAAAAGGTTATGATAAATTATATAATCTAAAAAAGCAAAAAGTTAAAAAGAAATTTCAAGGATTTGTAATGGCAAATAGAATATATTTTAAAAACGAAAAGGTGAAAGATATTGAAAAATATATAAAGGAGCTATAAATTTGAAGATAAAATATACTTCTCAAAATCAAAACGTGTGTTTAAATTCAGAGAAATTAATAGCAATAATTCTTGAACAAGACTACATACATTTTATAACGCAAATAGAACACGAAACAAATTATAGATATGAATATGGATTCAAATATTATACAGATGAAAAATATTTAAAAAGGTTGCATGAAATAATTACTGATAAATGGGGAAACACAAATATAAACGTCGACAAAGAATTGGAAATCATAAAGGAGGCAGAACAATGAAATTATACGCAAAAGAAGAAAAATTATTACATAAGAAAAAACATAATGACGATGCAGGGGTGGATCTTTCAACAAGCGAAGATATAATAGCAAAAGCATTTGAAGTTACAAAAATACCTACAGGTATAAGTGTAGAGTTAGAGAATTCATGGGGACTTGTAGCTGGAAGAAGCTCCTTAAACGCAAAAGGGCTTATTGTAGCAAACGGTGTTGTAGACGAGGGGTACAGAGGGGAAATATACGTTACTTTATACAATACAACAGCCCAGGACGTGGAATTCAAAAAAGGTGAAAGAATAGCACAAATAATCCCAATGAGCTACGTAAAAGAAGTGAAATACGAAATTGGTGAAGCGACAAAAAACACACACAGAGCAGATAAAGGATTTGGTAGTAGTGGAAGGTAAATTCACAATACCAGACGAACTCCCAAATCTAAATGATGTAATAAACAAAAGTAAAATACACTGGGGAGCTTATTCAAAACTAAAAAAAGAAGCTACAACACTCGTAAGATATGCAGCGAACAAACTCCCAAAATTCAAGAAAAAAATATTCTTAGATATAACTTACTACGCCCGAAACAAGAGAAAAGATATGGATAATATAGCTTTTGCAAAAAAGTTTATTTTAGACGGATTAGTGGAAGCAAAAAAGATAAAAAATGACGGATGGGGTGAGATAGCAGGTTGGAAAGAGAGTTTTGAAGTAGATAAACATAATCCAAGAATAGAAGTTTATATAAAGGAGATGTGAAATGAGTGAAATTATCAATTGGTTTATATCTTCAGAGTTGGAAAACAAAAATTATAAACAAATATTAATGATTACTAAAGGCGACAAAACATCATGGTGCATGTATAAATACGATTTAACAGATTTTATGGAAAAGTACGGATTCAAAAGTATAGAACAATTAATAGATTATTTAAACAAACATATAAAGGAGGATCTATGAAAAAGATAAAAAGCAAATATGCTAAAAAATACGAATTTACATATACACAGTTAGAAAAGTTACTACAAGAAAAAGTTAATATAATGCAAGATATAACGTTAGCAATAGTCGCAATGCAACTCAGAGATAAATTAGATTTTGGCACAAAAAGAGTAAAAAGAGTAATAGACGGCATAAACGAAACTATAGATGATATAAACAAAGGTATTATAAGTGTAGAGGACGTTTTTGGGGTAGTAGAAGATGAACTAAAATTAACAGCAAAAAGGGAAGGGATAAAATACCCAACGAGGAGGCAGAAAAATGACTGAATTTAATTATATGAAATTTAATGATGGAAGATGGATTTTTAATGCAAACAAATATACAAAAGAAGAAGCAACGGCTATATGGTTAATCGAAATAACAGAAAATTTAAAAAACAATAACAATTCAATAATAATAAAACCTCAGGAACCATACAAATTTTTTGCAAAGTTTGTAAATTGTGATGAAATATTGGATTATTCTGTAGAGTGCGAATGTTGCGAAGAACAAGAAAATTATGAGGGGGAATGTGGTTGTTATGTATTAACAGCAGAGGCAGGATTTAGAGAACTTGAAAAAGATGAATTTGAGGTGTGGGTATTTCCTTCAATCCAAGACTTAAAAAACGGAACTTGGGAGAAAGAAAAATGAAACCAATACCAAAGATCCTTTATGAAGAAGTGCGAGAACGTGACACAATAAAAGACAAAAACAAACAACAATGGTACTGGAAATGCCGAAAATGTGGAGGTAAAGCCGAGCATATACATCATATTGCAGGTAGGAATTACATAAAACCTTTATATGGAATACCTGATATTCAAAGAGGCAATCATGAATACAATCTTATATCTTTATGTTCGAAATGCCATGGTGAAATACATCAATATGGAATGCCAGAAGAAGAAAAATTAAAATTTATAGCAGAAAACAAAGTGAAAACGAAGCAAAACCCGAAGGTTACTGAGTTTTACGAGAAAAACAAAGGTAAATTATATGACGGGAAATTATATTAAATGGTATACATATGTCAAACAAAAGGAGTGATTAAATGATAATAACATTTGAGGATCAAGACGCTGGATTGAAAGCTGTGAATTTGGATCTATGTTTTGCGTATAATCTTTATGAAGACGAAAAAGCTATTTACTTTTTTCGTACTGTTGATGATACAGCTGGTTTAGTGGGTGTTGGATATTGGAATGATGATTTGAAATTCTTAAGGAAACTATTTAAAAAAATAATAGAAGAACAGGCAAACGGTAGAAACTTATTTGACATAACAGAATATTATATGAAATATTTAAAGGAGGGAAAAAATGAATAAAGATATTGAAACTTTAGAATATATAAGAGAATTGATCTTAACAAGAATAGAATCATTAAAAACACAAAAGGAAAGAATAGATATACAAATTAAAGAATTAGAATATATTTACAATTTTTTAGGAGATATGATTAAAGAAGAAAGCAAGGAGGATTTAAATGAGTGATGAAAAATATATCTTTTTAGATATTGCTTCTGAAATAGCAGATATGCTGATAAAGAAAAACGCCGACTACGGAGATAAAAATTTAACAAAACACGGCATGGCAGGAATAATAGTAAGACTCTCAGACAAATTAGCAAGATTAGAAAATCTTCAGGACAAAAAAGGTCATGTAAACGAAACTATAGAAGATACGCTTAAAGATATAGCTGGTTACGCGATAAACGCCTTGAGATTAAGAAGGGAAGGGAAAATATAATGGAAGAAATATTTCCCGCAATAATATTTTTAACAAGTGGAGTTATAATAGGTTTATTTATAGCGATTTTAGTTGGCACAATAGAAAAAAACAAAGAAGATGAAAAATTAGTTAGTACAGTAACAAGAAATACTATAGATATATCAGATTTAAAAGAAAAATATGATAAATTATTGGAAATACACAACAATCTAAACGAAATAATATTTCATGACTTGAATATAATGCGTAACGATATAGCTGAGATATACGTAGAGGTTAATAATAAACAAAACCATAAAAAGTAAATATAATAATACTTTATAAAGACGGTAATCTAGTAACTTACTTATCTTTATTAGGTATTAACGAAACCACTCTTAACGGGGTGGTTTTTTATATTGCAAATAAAGTGATATAATGTATACGGGAGGTGTAAAAATGAAAATAGTAGAATTTATAAAAGAATATCCGGTAACGAATCTAAAAGAGTGGGACAGAAATCCAAGGAAAAATAATGAAGCCTCGGAAAAATTAGCAAAGATTATTGAGCAATACGGATTTATAAATCCCATTATAATTGACCAAGACGGAATAATTAGAGCAGGACACACAAGATTAAAAGCAGCATTTAAAGCAAAGATTAAATATGTTCCAATTTTAAAAGTTGATTTTGAAAACGAAGCAGCTGCAATTGCATATGCAATAGCAGACAACAAATCCAACGAATGGGCTGAATGGGATTTCAAAGAGTTAAAAGAATTAATTAGTGAGTTAGACAATTTTGATTTTGATTTAGAAATGACGGGGTTTGATTTAGATGAAATGGGCGATATTTTAACTTATGAGCCAGAACAAAAAGAAATAATTGAAGATGAAGTTCCAGAAGAACCAGAAGAACCAATATCAAAAAGAGGGGATATATGGTTGTTAGGAAAACATAGATTAATGTGTGGAGATAGTACGAGTGATGATGTAGATATTTTAATGGACGGAAAAAAAGCTGATATGATTCACACTGACCCTCCATATAATGTTGATTATGATAAAAATAAAAATCACCCAAGACATAAAATTAGGCGTATAAAAAATGATAAACTAAATAAAAAAGAATGGGATATATTTTTAGAAAAATTATATAAAAATTTTATTAAATACAATAAAGGTGATATATATATGTGGGGGGCACCCGGTCCCGAAGGCATGAAAATGCGACTCAAATTAATTGAAATGGGTGCACATTGGTCGGCGACAATTATATGGAAAAAACAACAATTAGTACTTTCTCCAGCAAAATATCAAAGAATTTATGAACCTTGTTTTTACGGTTGGTTTGACAAATCTTCTTTTAGAGCAGACAGAAAACAAGTTGAGCTTTGGGAAATAGATAGACCTCACAATAGTAAATTACACCCTACAATGAAACCAATAGAATTATGTAAAAAAGCTATAGAAAACAGTTCGATTATTAAAAATATAATTTTAGATTTATTCGGTGGCAGTGGAAGCACTCTTATTGCAGCAGAGCAATTAAACAGAATTTGTTATATGATGGAATTAGATGAAAAATACGTTGATGTAATAGTACAAAGATATATTAATTTTAAAGAAAGTACAGATAATATATATTTAATTAGAGATGGTAAAGAATATAGTTATGAGGAGGTGAAAATATGGCAAAATCTAAATATAAAGAATGGATAACAAAAGAAGGATTATTAAAAATAGAAGGTTGGGCAAAAGACGGGTTAACAGACGAAGACATAGCTCACAACATGGGTATTAGCCGTGGGACTTTATATGAATGGAAAAAAAAATACCCGGACATAGATGACGCCTTAAAAACTGGAAAAGAGGTTGTAGATAGAAAAGTAGAAAACGCACTATTTAAAAGTGCAATTGGTTACGAATATACAGAGGTAAAAGAATACATAGAACAAACGGATGATGGCAAGAAAAAAAAGAAAATCGAAAAGACAACAAAACACGTACCAGCAAATACAACAGCACAAATATTTTGGTTAAAAAACAGAAAACCAAAACAATGGAGAGATAAACAAGACGTAGAACATTCTGGAGGATTAAATATAACAGTAGATTGGGGAGAAGAAGATGAAGGTTAAAATGAACCCGATTTACCGCAAAGCCTATAAAACGAAGAACAGATATCGAATACTTTATGGTGGTGCAGGAAGTGGAAAATCTCACTTTGTAGCTCAAGAAACTATTTTGAATATGTTGAACAATAAACATATGAATTATCTTGTTGTCAGAAAAGTAGGGAAAACACTAAGAAATTCAGTGTTTAGGTTATTAACTGATTTGATTAATGAATATGAATTAAATGGATACTTTAATATAAATAAAACTGAAATGAGCATAAATTGTATAAACGGAGCAAAACTTATAACCAGTGGACTCGATGATGTAGAAAAATTAAAATCTATAACGGGGATAAACCGTATATGGATAGAAGAAGCATCCGAAATCACTGAAAAAGATTTCAATCAATTAGATTTACGTCTTCGTGGGGCTTCACAAATAAAGTATCAAATGACATTAACTTTCAACCCTATCTCAGAACTTCATTGGTTGAAGAAAACATTTTTTGATGTAGGTAAACAAGACAGCTTTGTTTTGAAAACAACATATTTAAACAACAAGTTTTTAGATAAAGAATATAAGAGAGTACTCAACCATTTAAAAGAAGAAGATTATCAATATTATCGTATTTACGCGTTAGGTGAATGGGGAACTTTAGGGAATCTCATATACACGAATTGGGAAAAGAGAGATTTATCAAATATGAGTTTTGACAATATATTTCATGGAGTTGATTTTGGATTCAGTAATGATCCGACTGCTTACGTTAAATTGCATTATGATAAAAAGCACAAAAGGATATACATTTTAGATGAGTTGTATCAAACTGATATGTTTATAGATAAGCTTGCAGAAGAGATAAAAGATAAAGTAAATAATTATGTAATGTGCGATAGTTCCGAGCCACGAAGTATAGAAGATTTAAGAAGACACGGAATAAACGCTCGTGCAGCTAAAAAAGGACCAGATAGCATAGAACACGGCATTAAATTTCTTCAAAGACATAAAATAATAGTTGATTCTTCTTGTATAAATACAATAAAAGAATTGACTTCTTATAAATGGAAAGAAGATAAAAACGGAAATGTATTACCAAAACCAGTAGACGCTAATAACCATATTTTAGATGCTTTACGATATGCATTAGAAACAGAAATGAGAAGCAACGGAATCATCTTAGTTTAGGAGGTGTATTATGGATACGACAATTATGAGAATACGAGCAAACGGAATAAATTTCGGCGAAGAAATAAAAAATATAGTAATGCAAGATATGGCTAGTGATGAAAAAACATGGATGCAGAAGGGGGTAAACTATTATAAAGGAAACAACGATATTCTTTATGAAGATTTGACACAAACAGAAGTCGACCAAAACATCACAAGACCTAGAATATCCCATCCTTATTTGAAGCTGTTTATCGATCAGGCTGCAGGTTATGCAATAGGTAATCCAATCGACGTTATGTTTGAAAATGAAAACGATAAGGTTATATGGGACGAACATATTAACGACGAAACATTTCAAAAGACAATTTACAGATTATTCAAAAGAGCAAGAAAAAAAGGGTTAGAATGGTTGTATTGTTACATTGAAAACAACGAGTTCAAGTATACCATAATTCCAGCAGAACAAATCAAACCTATCTTCAAAATGGGGTTCGATGACGAGTTGGAGTACGTTATAAGATATTATCCTTTTTTCAAAAATAACGTGAAATTTACTCGTATAGAATTATGGAACAAAGACTCAATTGAAAAATACGACTATAACCATGAAACCCAAGCTGTTTCGTGGCTCACAAAAGACAACATTATACTCATAGACCAGAACCAAGAACTACAAGAAGACACTTCGTTTTCAAGAGTTCCTTTTATTGCTTTCCAAAATAATGAAGAAAATATTCCAGATATCAAACTTGTTAAAGGACTTATTGATAAAATAGACCATATCGAATCCGATGAAGCTTACGAATTTGAGCAGTCCTTATTGAGACTTTTGAAAGTTAAAAACTATGACGGACAATTAGCAACAGCAGAGGGAAAACAAGCACTTAGAGAAGCTGTGAAAAACTCAGGAATAGTAGCGGTGAGTAACGATGGTGATTTGAATTGGGTATCAACAGAATTGAACACAGAGTCTTATCAGAAAGCTATAGAAAGCGCTACAAAAAGGTTATATGAAGCAGCACAAGCGGCAGATTTAACAACAGAGAAATTTTCTAACGCTTCTGGAGTTGCTTTGAAGTTTTTATACACTCCGTTAGATTTGAAAGTGAAAAACACAGAAATAGAATTCAAAGAAGCATTGCAATTTTTTGTGCAAATGTTCAATGAGTATTTAGAAATAACGGGGAAACAAAAACTACGAGGGAAAGTATCTTTTGAGTTCAACCACAACCAAATCATCAACGAATATGAAAACACACAAACAAGAAACTTACAAACAACTACAGCGATGATGCTACAAAGTATATTGCCCCTTGAAAAAGTCCTTGAAGAATTGCCACAAGTGGAGAACGTAGAAGAAACCTTAAAGCAGATAGAAGAAGATAGAACAAATGATTTGAGGAACGTTATGGTGATGAACGATGACAATTGAAGAATGGAAAAGAAAACTATTAGATAATCTCACTATTGATACCGAAAAAAGATTAAAAGTTGCTACAAAAGACGCATTAAAACAAGTAAAAGGTAGTCTTTCTGAGTATTACGCGAAGTATGGAAAAGAAGGTAAAATACCTCAGGAAGCTTTGCTATCGTATAAAAGAAACTTGAAAATGGAAGAACAACTTCAAGAAATAGCCACGAAATTGAATAACATAGAATTCAAAACCATACAAGACGCAAATGTAGAATTATACAGAGAAATTTATAACCTTACTGGATATGATTTATTTGCAAGGACAGGGATAAACTCTATAACTTTTACAACGATTCCAAAAGACACAGTTTTATTAGCTATACAAAATCCAATTGAAGAATTGACCTTAAAATCTACAATGGAAACACACAGGCGTGAAATAGTCAGACAACTTAGAATACAACTCACATCACAAATTCTTAATGGACGAGGTTATAGAGAAGTAGCTGAACAAGCAGCATATATTTTCAATGGAGACTATAACAAAGCATTGCGAGTACTTAGAACAGAAAACCGAAAAGTAAAAACAATAGCTGAGTTAGACTCCCTGGAAGCAGAACTAAAAAAGAGACCGAACATGAAAGCAACGAAAACTTGGATAACGGCAATCGACGGAAGAGAAAGAGAATCACATCGAGCCATGAACGGAACAACAATAGAAAGAAATGAAGAGTTTGTTTTACCGTCGGCACGTGGTCAAGGACCAGCAGCATTAACAGGGGATCCATCCGAGATAGTGAATTGTCGTTGTGCATTATCGCTTGATGTAGAATTCAAAGACGAGTTTCTAAAATCTAAAGAATGGCAAAAAGAAAAATATCAACATTGGAAAGGAGGAAATTAAAATGTTTGGAAGAATGAAATCAATTTACACAGAGGTAGAAACAGGGAAAAGATTTAAACATACATGGTGGCAAATAGGAAACAAAATATTTGCACAAAAAAAGGAAGAAATAAAATGAATATCGACACTCTTATTGAAGATTTATTCAAAAAACACAAGCATAAACATATAACAAAAGAAATTTTACTGGAAATAGTAAACGATATAGAAAAATTTGAAGATTTAGACAAAGTGGAGGATTAGCCTCTTTATAGCAGCCTCACAGACGCATTTTTTCAATTTTTTCGATTATTCTATCGACGAAATACAAGAATTCAACACAGCTCAAATAACGATGAATAAAAGAAAACCGAGATTTGTATTATATATATATTGTACAT